GTGCTCTTTTTTTATCTTTTAAACCATATTCACGAAATTTTTCCTTATGTTCATCTATTTCATTTTTTATTTTATCAATTCTTTCATTAAATTTACTAATTTGATTTGTAATTCTTTTGGCCGTATTATTCTTTCTTGTATTATTATTTTCATTTGAATTCATCTACTATTATAGGTCTAAAGTATTTGTAGTTCATTATATTAATGAATTATCAAATAAATCAAAGAAAAAATTCGTTCTTAGTAACTGGTGATGCTGGAGTAGGTAAATCACATTTTATACGCAATGAAGCAAAAATAAATAAAGCAAAATTATTTCGTTGGAATGTGCGTATAGATAGAAGTCTTCGTGAAGGGAGAGAGATTCTTCACCAACAAGTTCGTTCAAAAGAGAAGTTATACGTTTGGATTGAAGGAGCAGATGATTTAACGCAAGAAGCCCAAGCATTTTTACGTAGAATCTTAGAAACCGCTTCACAGAATGTTATATCAATGTTGGAAGTTCGTGAAACTTGGAGATTAACACAACCAATCATTTCAAGATGTGTTCCAATATGTATTTCTAAAACAAGTTCTTATCGAAGTGAAAGAGCGTATAAGATGGCAAACTATTTACACTTATATGATGAACAACCTTCAGTAGATATAAAATCACTAACTTTAACTGACATAACTATTTTACGTAAAAAAGGGTATGATCCAATCAATTTAATTAATCAGTTTATAGAGCACTATTCTCTAAAAAATAAAGAAGTTGTAGTTATGTTTAAAAATATTGGTGCTGGATATTCTGCGTGGATTCAATTAGCAAATTTTATTGCGTTAACTTCTAAAACAAAGGATAAATTGATTTAAAAGAAGTATGGATATTACCGGCACCGAAGGAATTAATGTATATGCGGACGCTAAAACAGAATATACGCGTCAATTAACACAATTTTGTGTATCTTCATACTTAAGTTACTTTTTAACTTTATTAGAAGAATCAAAAGAGATTGATAAAGATTCTAAAAAGTTACTTATAAATTTTCAGAACTCTTTAAAATCTATCCCTGAATGGAATCACGAAAAAGTTCAAAAAGAAACATCAAAGATTATTAAAGAAATTAACTGTGACTATTTTGATGATTTATTAAGTGCAGTATTTGTGGCGCATACTAAAGTTCTTTCTGCTATTCGTTTAACAACAAAACAGAAGAAGTTACAGATCACAATTCCTAAAGTTGAACACTTTTTACATCATACTTTAATTGAGTGTGCTAGAATTTTATGGTCAAATGTTTATATGTTTTCACCAACTGGTTCTCCTATTGAACGTCAAAAGAATTTACGTGAAATTGAACGTTTAATTCAAGATGGTATTTTACAATCTATTCGTTCTATGTTACCTGTTAAGAATATATTAAAAGAGTATCTAAAAGACGATGATGATGATATAGATGATGATAAAGAAGAAGAGAAGAAGGAGGAGAAGGAGGAGAAGGAGGAAAAGGAGGAGAAGGAGGAGAAGGAGGAGAACGAGGAGAAAGAGGAGAAGAAAAAAGAAGAAATTATTACCGAGAAAAAGGAGGTTATTTCTGAGAAAAAAGTTACAACTCCGGTAATAAATATTGATACAGAACCTTCTGTAAACTTTACAAATATTGATACTGTATTTGATTCGAATAATCTTGATAAGAATGAACTAATTAATATGGATGAAGATGACAGTGACTCTTTTATTAAAGTATTAGATACTGAAGGTGAATCATTGGATGATTTTGAAGAAATCGTTGATGAAAAAGAAGCGATTGATTTTGAAACTTTAGAATAAGTTCATTAAACTTCGTTTAATTTGTCTTCGTTTTTCCTGACAGAAATCCAGAAGTATGAATCAACAAGTATTAGGGGTTGTTTTAGGTGGTTCACTTATTGCTGCTTTAGGAAGTATAAGCACATATACTTTTGAAAAAAAAGAACCAACAATGAAATCAGTATCGCGTGATTTTATTATTGGTGGAATACTATTTATGTTTATAATGTATCTTTTACCCGAATCTTCTATGACACTAGTTAATATGATTACATCATTATCAATATTTTCACTACCGTCGTTATCTCTTCCAACAAAAGCTTCACAAGATGATTTAGAAATTAATGTTGGTGTGCCTAAATTTTAAGATTTTTTAATAATCGTTCCATACAAACCTTTGGTGATAAGTTTTCTAGAACAAAATCTCTGGGATGAAATTTTGTATAAGAACCTCTCATAACTTCTAAAGAAGTTTCAAAATCTTCTTTTTTTATAAAACTTATACCACATCTCTCATCCCAATACGGGATTGTTGTTCCTTTTAACTCATACTGACCAATTCTATCTTTATAAACATGTTTACCTTCTAATGTATACTCATCAAATAAACTCGTTGCGTTCCATACTACTATAGGCACATTCATTGAAAGACATTCTTGTAGAGCAAATCCTTGAGATTCAGTAGATGTTACCCATACTGCGTAGTTACACTCGTTTAGTGTTTTTATATAATCTTCTTCTTTATACTTCCCATAAATAAATTTTCTATAAGTAATATTCTTTGCTTGTAAAATATTTTCAACATACTCAATATCTTCTTGACGTCTATGCTTAAAATAGACTAAACAGTCCAAATACTTATTAGATATAGTAGGTTTAAATTTTTCAACATCTACTGCAAAAGGATTAATAATAATTGGTAAACTTACTCCACCCGTTTCTTCTACAAAATCTTCAGTCCATTTTGATGGAAGTATATACTTACACTTATCAGGAAAAGTGTGTGTATTTTTTAACCAAGGCGGCGTAGGAAATAAGAAACAGTGTGGTCCATAAACAATATTTTTAGCATTTGGAAGATAATTCGGATCAATAGAATCTGAAGGAACAAAAACTATATCAGATGGATCTATAAAATCTTCAAATTTATTTGATACAATAATTTTAATATCCATTGAATCACACATTAATTTTAAACCAATCTTATTCTTTTCATGAATCCATGAGTCAAATAGTAGAATCTTCATATTATCTTTAAACATATAGAGAGTATATCTTTATATCTTTTGAAAGAGTTAAAATATTTTTAACTATATACTTTTGAAATAACTTATGATTTAACTGTTCTTTAGGAATACCGTTGTTACAGTGAGCAGAAATATGAACGTAGAGTTGAAAATCAGGGAATCGTTCGTCATTACTCTGATCATATAAGATATTTTCTCCTTTATCATCAATTAACCAGTGCCATAAGATGTTATATAAATCTGAAATAGTCTCTTTTACTACTCTCCCATCTTCTTTAGATAAAATTTTAGCATTTAATCTTTCACGAGGAACTTCTGGAAATAGTCCTTCAATTAAACTAATAGAAAGTCTTGCTAAATCAAAAGAGAAGTTTGGATATACAACTGGTTCTTCTGAATTATCTGATAAAGGAGGAAAGTTATACTGTGTATCAGCATCATTACCATGATAAAAATCATCACTAATAAAAAGATGTTCATTTAATGAGAAGATACTTCTTCCAAAATCAATAATTTTAAATATCTTCCCATATGTTGGAACTTTATAAACTTTCTTATTTAGTGTTGTATAGTATAAAAATTCTTCTTTAGTTTCGGTCCATACAATATTATTTGTATGAAGATCATTATGGGTAAACTTAAATAGAGTTTGAACGACTGTTAACGCTCCAATAATCTGAAAAAGCCATGCACTCCATCTATCCTCCCACCCTTCTGTTTCAGGTTTAGCACCAACTTCATCAAAATCTTCTAGGAGGTTATCCATTGTTGATGTATTTTTTTCTGTAAAAATCATCATTACTGGAAACTTATTAACTGTTAAAAATACATCACACTCATCCGAATCAGTAGATGATACTTCTGATGATTCAGATATAGTTGTTAAGTCGCTATTTAAAGATTCTAATTCTCCATTTGAAGAACTTATATCAACACCTTTTAATTCTTCAATCATATCATCAGTATCACTATCTTCTTTTGATTCAATACAAAATTCAGGTTTAACCATTATTTCACTCATTAGTTCTGCTTTTACTACTTCATCATCACCTTCAATCTCAATTTTCATTCTTTCAGATTCTATTCCATCCCAAAACCACCGATACATACGATAACTTTCAACTTCATCTGAGATATTATAACTATACTTATCTGCTATTGAAGTATAAGCACCATAAAAAAGATTGAAGTGAGGGGATACATCTTGTTCTTTTAGCTTCCCTAAAACATAACTTGCTACTGTTTCAACATATGCTTGATTCCAAGGATCATCTAACTTCTTTTTAATCTTTTCATCAGAATACTTGTTCTGAATAAAGTATACAGGATCTAGTAAATGAGTTACTTTTAAGTATGAATCTATATTGATTAATTTATTCTTATGTAAAGTTATTAATTTACAATTACCTTTAATGCTATTATCTTCTGTAAATTGAATACTATTAATTGTATACTCATTATCAAATAAGATATTTGACTGATTTTTAATATTGAAAATCTGTTTCATAGGTGGTATAGTTGATTGAAGATTCGAATAGTGTTTCATTGACTGTAAAGAAGTTGATAACTCTTCTACACGGAATGTTGGATTAGGTAAAGTTACTCCCCGGAGTATAGTGATATCCATCTTTTTTTTAATCTAGATAGTAACATATGTTTAATAACGCAGATTTTTATATATTTTATAGATATATAAAAAATGGGAGATACTAAGAATGTATCATTAAAAAAGTTTGATATGAAGAAAATTCAACAGGATGCGGTATGTGTTTTTATTGGAAGAAGAAGAACAGGAAAATCCACTTTGTTAAAAGATTTATTGTATCATCACCAAGATATGCCTTTAGGCACAGTAATATCAGGCACAGAAGAATCTAACGGTTTCTACTCAAAGATGATTCCTCCTATTTTTATTCACGGTGAATATAATCCTGCTATTATGGCGAACTTCTGTAAACGACAGAAACTTATGATGATGAAAATTATGAAAGAACAAGAACAGTTTCCAGGACAGAAGTCCAGAATTGATCCTCGTTCTTTTATGATTCTTGATGATTGTATGTATGATGATTCTTGGACACACGATAAGAATATTAAGTATCTTTTTATGAACGGTCGTTGGTTGAAAGTCTTCTTTTTAATCACTATGCAGTATCCTCTTGGTATTCAACCATCTTTAAGAACAAATGTTGATTACGTTTTTATTTTAAAAGAAGCATACACATCAAATCGTAAAAGAATCTATGAAAATTACGCTTCTGCTTTCCCTTCATTTGAGTTCTTCTGTCAAGTGATGGATCAGTGTACACAGAATTATGAGTGTTTAGTTATTGATAATACATCACAGAGTAATAAGTTAGAAGATTGTATATACTGGTATAAGGCTGCTCTACACGGTGATTTTCGTATTGGCGCACCAGAGTTCTGGCAACATTCCGCAAATAGAGGAGGTGAAAGAGATGAAGATTCATATGATGTAACTGCTGCTAGAAGATTAAAAGGACCTCAGATTCAAGTTAACAAGAAATATTAAGTAATCATAGATGAAAATTAACTGTTCAGATTTTTTAATACTAATATCTATAGGTTTAGGATTACTACTTCTTGATAGATTTTATAGAATCAATTCAATAGTTGATTCTTTTGAAAATCCGGTAAGATGTGGAGTAAATATGCCTCCTTGTGCTTTTAAGAAACGTTGTGCTAACGGATTCTGTATAAGTCCATCTCAACCAGATTTATCACCGAATACTCTTCCGGTTTTTCCTTAAACATATATAGAATGGCAAGAGGTTCAAAGACACCAATCATATTAGTTCTTCTTCTACTAATTGTTATGGGATATGTTGCTTATACTTACTATATGAGCAGTGAGAGTTTTAGAAATATAGATTGTGCTGGTGTGAACTGTAAAGAAGGCGAATTCTGTGAAGATAACACTTGTAAAGCACTCTATCCCCCAATTACTAATAATTATATGTAACATCATATATATTGTAATTTAATAAATTACTTACATAGGATTTAACTTACGATCAAGTGCTAGATCACCGGTTTGATTAAACATTACATCATTTGAAACTGTTTCATTTGTTGTAGCGTTCTCATTTGTAACAGAAAACTTAATCTTTTCTGGTCTTTTAAGATTCTTATCTTTGAAAAAAGTTTCTTTCTGCTCTTCATTCTCGCGCTTCTTCTTCATTAGCGTATTCAACTGTTCATCTGCGTATTCTTGATCTTTCACTTCGGTTGCCTGAGGATCCCATGGGAGCCATTTTCCGACTTCGGCAACATATATATTATGAACAGGGTCTTCTTTCTGTAGTTTGCGCGCATATACTTCTGCTTCTTCATGGTAACCAAACGTTCCCCGAATCTTTAGACCACGGGTAGATGTTTGAAACTTATTTTCAACATAGAAATCCGATTCAAGTTTCTGTTTATTTAGAGCAACATAATCGTCATACTTATCTTTTAGATTAGATTCATGTAACTCAGAACTATTCTTTTTTATAAATTCTTGTAGATCCGAGAATACACTATCAATGCGGATTTTAGAGTTACGGCATACATCCGCAGAACCGCTTAAGTCTAACTTCTCAAATTCAACAGCTTTAGTCTCAAGATTACTATTAATACTAATTACGGTCTTTGCTAAAAACTCTTCAATACTTTTTGTCTTGAACTCAAATTCATAAGATTTTAGAAACTGATTAAAATAATAAACATCTTTATTTTTAAGCACTGTTTCAGGGCTTACAAAACTAAGTAGTGTATACTTCTGCCCTGGTATCTCCTTATCAGATGTCAAAAGCGTTACCTCCGGTTCCATTCTAACTTTAACAATAAAATAAAACCTTTAAGCAATATAGAAATGAACGTTGCGACTGAAGTTGTAAATCGTGTTGTTAAATATTTAGTTGAAGGTTTAGTTATTGCGGCAATTGCTCTATTTATCCCTAAACACTCATTACGTGTAAATGAAGTTGTGATGTTAGCGGTAACTGCGTCAGTTGTGTTTGCTCTACTTGATTTAGTATCACCTTCTATTGCGTTTACTGCTCGTCAAGGTGCTGGATTTGGTATTGGCGCAAACTTAGTTGGCTTCCCTGGTGCTAAGTTTTAAAATAAATATAAGAACTACTTAGATGAAAATTAATATATATGTAGCATTTATCATAACAATCGTATTTATTATGGTAAGTTTACAAATTGTAGAATCTTTTGGTTCTACATCACCAGGGACTTTAGTTCAATTAAACTCTACCCGTGCTCCAAGATTTAGATTGAACGAATAAACTCCCAACGCAGCTCTTCACAAATCTTCTGCCATATCTTATCTTGAACATACAACTTATCTCTATTTTTCAGTAAAGGAAAACACGGTAAGTATTCATCTAATTCTAAAAGTTCACAAAACTTGTAGAGAACATACGAGTATGATAAGAAGTTATTACGACCTTCTGGACAGTGTTTCTGAAAACTTGGTTGAATCTCTTTAAACATATATCGTAACTTCTCTTCAATCTCACGACTCATTACTGGAGCATTTTGTCCGTTCAAACGATTGATAATATGAGGAACGTGTTCATAATACTTATTTAACTTTAACTTTTTAAGAATCTCACGAATTTTTGTCTGTTTTAAACTACGTGTATCTAAGATTCTCTCTTTTTTTAGTTCTACTAGAATCTGATCAAAAACTTCTTGAGGGATATCAGTTGATTCTTTTGCTTGAAATTGTGCCAACCACTCGTTAAAATGATTAATGCGTTTATAAGCGTAGTAAGAAACTTCACGAGGAGGATCTTTATAACTTGGTTTATCTGAATCAATTAGAACAAATTCTTGATATCCACAAGTCATACATGTAAATACTGCTTCAGTTAAAGAAAAAACCATCTCTTCTTCACACTGATCACACTCACCATACGTATCATCTAAAATATTTCCTGAAGAACGAACATTTTCAGGATGAACCTTTTTTAGATACTGTTCTAAGAGTTTATCACGACTTAGATGATTTGTTGGTTTAACATCATTTGTTCTAGCAATATCAACTTCTATAGTATCTGAAGCTTTGTCTAAAACATCTAAAATACTTCCAGGTTTTCTCCTACCATTCTGTTTTATAGGTAAATCACCATTCTGTATTTTTTCTTGCATATCATAATACTTATAGAGAATATCTCCTGTCTCTAAAAAATAGTCTAAGAACTCATTCTTATTTTTTCTCTGATTAATTTCAGAATTAAGATTTTTATACTTTGTTTCGAGTTGATCTAATAATGCAGGATTGTCGATTGATGTTTCTTCAAGTTGAGAAGAAATGTTTCTCTTTTCTTCTTCTAAGCACTCTAAACTATTCTCGTTATCATACATTTTTTTTACTTGAATGCTATGGAGGGTATCTAATGTTGTCCGTGCTTCAGGATTACTTCGTTTTGTAGATCTTATATTAAAAAATGGATTAGTCAAAGACATTAATAAAGATAATTTTTAAAGGTTTAGACCGATTTATTAATAAACTTATTTTCGTTTATTATAAATATCATTCTCTCCGGCAAAAAGAGTTTTTCCAAAATTTTTTTCTAAATCAAGGGTATAAGAAATGACAGGTGGTGGCTTAATGCAGCTCGTTGCCTATGGCGCGCAAGACGTTTACCTCACTGGTAACCCTCAGATTACTTTCTTCAAGCAGGTTTACCGTCGTCACACCAACTTCGCCATGGAGTCCATTGAAAATCCTTTCAACGGCTCCCCTGGCTTTGGTAAGCGTGTGACCTGCACCATTCAGCGCAATGGTGATTTAATCCACCGTATCTACCTCCAGGCCACCTTACCCAAGGTGACTCTCCTCGCCTCTGACGGCTCTGGTGCGC